CCAAATCTAGGATCAATTTTAGAAAGACCTTTAATCGCCAAATCTTTTGGAATGTATTTACTCAAAAATGGAGCTACTTTCCCTAAAGCTATTCCTCCAAGCCGCGCGCCTGCGCTTGCTAATCCACCACCTGCAAAAGCTAATCCGGCTCCTGCGGCGCCCTGCAACAATTGTCCTGGAGATTCTGCCCGCGACCTTAAAGCTTGAGATGCGGCTTGATATGGTTGCATTATTTTTTCTCCTTATCTAATCCTGACCATGTTTTAAAAAATAAGTCATTTAAGAAAACTCGTGGATTCGTGACAGGATTAAAATTCCTTTCCACGCCAAGCTGTTCAATTTGCTGAGCAGATAAATCTAGATCAATCTGATTATCTACTAAATATTTCATCATCACATCAGCATCATAGCCTAATTTATCTAGTTCATAAGCCATTGCTAATGGGCTTCCACCTTTTTTTATGACTTCTGCTAACTTAGGGGCTATTTCAGACGTTTTCTCTTCAGGAGTTCCTTCTAACTGAAAACCTAAGCTTCTCACAAAACTTCTAGCAGGCTTTGCAAGTATTTGATTATCTGCCCTCGGTAATTTACCCATGAATGAATTTAATTCAGGATAATCTTTAATTGGATCTGCGAGCGAATATGAAAGCATCGGAGAATAATTATTCTTATGGATCATCGTTTGAGCTAGATTTCTGACGTCTCCTCTTTTTTTAAATCCCTTTTGTATAGACTCCCAGTTGGATAGAACGGCTTCTGGCGATTTATCCGTAAATGACCAACCACCAATAGCATTTACATTCCCATATTCTCTAGAAACATCTTCCATTTCTTTTGATGCCTCTTGAGCGGCTTGAATTTCTGTTTTACCTGGGGTTCCATCTTCTTTAGGTCTAATAGAATCTAAGGCCTTCTGCTCTATTTTTTTGTATATGTCCGCAGGAATAGCAGTCCCGCTTGCTTGTGCTCCTTCTCCTAATAGCCCTCTCGATTTAGCTTCATCTTCCAGACGTTTTACTAATGATTTTTCTATTCCTGTTTGCTTTTCCACTCTAGCTTCATGCGCTAAATTAATTTTCTCTTCATTTGCATACTTATTATCGATTTCATTTATAGCGTTATTGATATCATTTCCGTAATATGCAGGATTTGAATTAAAAGCATTTATTGTCTCTTGTCTTTTCTGATCGGTTGTGGGGGGAATAAACCCTTTTTGCGCCTGAGCATATGATTCTGGGTTTACAACAGATGGAGAACCACCTTGATTATTTCCCGTTTGCGGAGATGGAAAAGATGGGAATGGTTGTTGCTGTTGTTGTTGATTCGGATTGAGGAATTTATTAGCAGCAGTATTACGCGCTTCGCGTTCAAGCAATTGACCACCCGTTTGAATGCCTTGTGGTGTTATTCCTGGAGTTGAAAGCAATCCTGCGTAACGTTGAAAAGGTGTAAGATCTTTTTGTTCGGAAAGAGCATTCAAATGGCTTCGCATACGATTCCGTTCGATCTCTTTAGGTATTTGTTCAGCTAATCCTTGTCCTAATCCTGTGCCTATACGTCCAAAAATACTACCTTGTTTGATTTCCTGAGCCATTAACGACCTCCTTGAGGACTAGCTGGGAAATTCCCACCTCTTGATTGATAAGGGCCCGATTGCTGCCCCACATTATTTCCCCCTAGCGAGTTACTAAGGGCTGCGCCAGCCTGATAGCCAGCAGCGCCACCACCAGGGCCCCCAAAATAAGCGCCAATGGCAGTACCTGCGGCTGGAGCTAGTTGTGATAAAAATCCTGGAGTCCCTTGAGTCGTTGCCATATTTTGGCTGTAGTTTCCCAATCCGATTTGTCCAATACCTTGTAATCCTTGTGCACTTTGCTGTCTTAAATTGGCTCGGATAGCTCCTAATCGCTCCGACAAGTCTGTCGCCCCCTGTACTTGTGCATTGCGAAAACCAGAGCTACTAAGCCCTCCTGATCCCATACCAGCAAACTGCTCAGATAATCCGGGGACTATGTCCTCGTTATATTGGCGTAGTTGTGGAGCCGCGAAAGCATTAAAATCTGTTGGATTATTGCTAAGATTACCTCGATAGTAATCTGCAACCGTACCAAACGCTCCACCAGCACCCTCTCCCATACCAGCATTGACAGCTTGATTATATAAACCTTCCTGTTCGGGACGCAAAGTTGATACATTTTCGCGTATTTCTGGCGTCCCCGTAAAAAAATCACTAATTCCCTGTCGCACGTTTTTCTTTCCAAGAAGAGAAAGACCTCCCGTAAAAGGAGCTAAATAATCGTAAGCTGAAGGCATTTTAAAGCTCCTGTATGTACTCTATGACAGCATAAGCCCGCGTATAGGCTGCTGAAGAGTTTATTATAATGCTAGTTGATGTGTAACTGATCGTATCAACCCCGTTGGGTATAGGCTCTCCCATCAGGGCAATCGCATTTGTTGCGGCCCCAAAGAGTTGTATAAGTGTAAAATTGGCATCGATAAAGATGCCGTGTAACTGTGTATTTGGCCCCACTACAAGTCCCGGGAATACGATCACTTTACGCAAGATTGTGCGAAATTGCTGAGAAGAGCCACCGTCTAAGACTTGATTCGACCCCGGAATAAACGCCTTCCCAGTTAAAAGTTCCTCATCCAAGTAGAAACCTATCTCGCGCGCGTTAATCGCCGTAGCGAGCTTTTTAAGCTGCTCCACGAAGAAAGCGCGAGCCTCCTCCCATTTTTCAGGCGCCACATCGTAAACTGGGACGTAACTTTCAAGTATTTGGCTATCTGAGGGTGTCATTTAGTTACCTATTGCCAACCAATACATTTTCACGTAGCTGTCGGTCCCAGTATAGCTATAATTAAATCCAGTCTTAGTAACAGTACCATCAATCGGAGCGATAGTATTAGCAGATCCTGTCCCGCCAACTTTAGCAATAAGAGTGCACGAAACATTAAAGCAATTATTTGGGAAATCTATATTAGATGTTGCAAATACTATAGCTCCTGTTGAAGATGCTGGAGGAATTTTTACTGGGAAAATTCCCCACTGTAAAAGAAAACCTCCAGGAAGAAACGTGTATCCGTTAGTAGCTTTTTTTGGTACGACATTACTAGTGAGTTGCAATAATTTATTTCCTGTTCCTGTTAAAAAATAAAGTATTTGATCTGTATCAAATCCATCGTTAACAGTATCATTAAAAAGCTGCCCAAAACCTGGAGTCGCCACAGAAAGCGCATTAGGGACTAGGTGGATATTTTTGTGATAGCCATTATTCAACGCAACCGAATATTTGACATGGTCAACCCCATAAGTGGTGTCGAGCTGATCAAAATTGTTCTGTATATTCTGATAGTCTACATTAAGAGGAACTTGCCCTGTAGGTATTCCCGGTTGATAAGCTGTCATAAAAATCCTATAATTGAGTCATACGGCCAGCTTTGCGAATCCACAAAACTTGAGCGTCAATTTGTACATCTTTTGTTTGTTCTTCCCCTGCCATCTGCGCATTGTTAAGCGTATATTCGAGAGTCAAAAAGTTAGCCCTAGTAGCGCAGAAAACACGTTGCCAAAACTTTGTTCCCTCCCTTGCAACAGCTAAATTAGAGGGGGAAGTTGGAATAATTGAGTTAAAAAATGAGTCAGCAGTTGCTGGGGAAACTCCATCAATTTCATTTTTCGGAAGTGTATTGGAGGCGTTCACATCGTCATAGTCTAAATAAACGTTTAAGGCTATGGCTCCGGGATTGTCAGGGCCTTGAGATTCCATTAAAACATCTAAATATCCCATCTGAATACTCTGGCCTTCATCCAGAAAGTTAAACTTTTTACTAGTGATATTGAAGTTCTCACGGATATTGATAAGGCCGCCACCTGTGTACATCCCAGAGGGTGTTGCGACAACGACATCGTCAAAGGCGTTTAAAGCGCTATTGTAAGTAAAAAGCTCAAACTTATTAGCGTCTATGACGACTATCCCAAAAATACCCCCATTAAGGCTTGAGTAAGGCGTATTTGCAGGTATTCCGCTTATTCCGATCACAAAATCGGTCTGCATATTGTGATTAGGACTAGTCACGGTTACAGTAGTTCCTTGAGTCAAATCCGAAATAAAAAGGCTCACATCATTGACGGTGAGCTGGTTTAGCTGCTCCACAAATCCTTGGTGATTGCCCCCGAGTATGAGCGGAGCCCCTTCAGGCTGTGAAATCCAATTGAAGGGAATATTTATCCACGCAATGGGTGTATTAAGCCATGTACGATATGCTTGAGCTTGATAGTTTCCCAAGGCCGTTAAAGAGTCGTTAAAGAGGGCCCAGCTGTCATTTTCGTAGTTATAGACTAGACGCTGATTAGGAAATATCCAGTCGTTAGGGTCTGTTGTTGCGTTGTAAGAAGCAGCTAGAGGGATTGTCCAGTACGCCAATCGATTTGGAAAGTCCCTAATACCTTGTACGCGAGAGACCCCATTATTAAGATCGTTAAATTGAAAAACAAAATCTGGAATCTTGATGTCAATACGATTTGATTTATAGCTGTCGCACTCTACAATCCCCTTGTCGCCTATCCCCACAAGCGATGTATCAAATTGTACAGCAGAAAACGTACTCTCCGCACCAAGTTCCGAATTAACTTTCTCAATTTGGAAGGGCGCAATGCTGCGCCCCGTATATCTAAGCTGCCAAGTAGACCGCTCACAGTAGATAACAAGATTATCGCGAACAAAACCAACAGCAATAATATCTTCGCTAGTAGGTATATCAAGAAAGCCTCCCTGACCTCTTATGTCGTCACGCCAAGAGCCTCTTGCTGGCGGCCCTGCGGAATATGCTATAAATGGATTGCCAATGGTTGCCCAACGGATACGATTAGAATAATGTAGACTTGCGGCAGCTGTAGGGCCTTCCCAAGTATTAAATGTGACCATACGCCCACGGAATGGCAACATCGCGAGCCAATTAGTCAAGAAGTTAGTCGCATCAATCTGAGACCAAGCCGAAGGAAAGAAATCAACCCAGGTTGCCCCATCAGTTATACGTGGAGGATCTGCATTGCCTGCAAATTGGCCTGTGTTATTTGTTACCCAAAAAAGTTTAACATTCGTGGAACCAAAGCCTGCTGCGATCGAACTCACCCAATAATTTGTTGAGAAAAAGAAGTCTGTCGCCGCAACAGATCCACCATGTTTGTTCCATGTGGTCATTGTAGCAGGTAAAAACTCCTCAAATTGCATTGTCGATTGATTAAAAATGTAAGCGTAGTCTTGATCAAAAAAAATAGTCCTATCCGCGGAACTGTTTTGAAGCTCTTGCAAGCGGATACCCATCACAGGAAGCCCTGGGAAGTACTGTATTGCTGTTGTTGTTTTTGATCCTGTGACGGTTAAGGCCCCAGTCGAACGATTAAGTGTGGCAGAACCTAGGCTATTTGTGCGTAACGTTACAGGGCTTGCTCCTCCCCAGTCTTGAAATACATCTGTACCGATTACAAAGGAAGCAATGCCTGACTGAATAGGCAGAGGCAAAATGTTAATTACAGCATTTCCAGCCCCATCTGTAATGCCTATATTTCGTTGGAGGCGGCCTAGCAGTTGAAATCCTTTCTTGCGTTTAATACGCTCACGCCATACATAAGCGTTTTGTAAAACGGGATAAGCGTCATCTGGCAGTAAAAAATTTTCACGCTCCTGAACGAGCCCTGAACTCATTCCCGTGATTTTAAGAGGCGAATATCCTGCCATCAGAAACCTGCTCCAATACCCCAAGCACCACCAACTCCATATCCTGTTTGAGTACCATTGAACAATGTGATGTTGGGTTGAAAAAGCTCTTCAACAGCCTGCCGCTCTAAAACAAGCGCCTCCTGACGCTTAAATCCTTCTTGTAGATTCTGTACCCCTTCCATGTCTTGGCGGTCTCTAAGGATCTCACAAGCAGCGCCATAGGCTATATACTGGGCCCATTGGTTTAAAATTGGATTTTCATTCGTCATCATGAATTGAGCAGGTGTCTGATACGCCTCTACCTCGCATAAATACACATTGTCAGGCACTGGACGGATTGTAAACTCATTATTCCAAAATAGTAGGTTGTAAGGACGTCCAACTTGGTAGGTTGCGGCCCAAACATTGATCATTGTTCCAGCTGCTGGAGCCACGGGAAATGTGATATTTATTTGTGTCGTGACGTAGTTGACCGTGCCGATGTACTGGGTAGTCAAGGGAGATGGTGGATACGTATAGTTTGGGGGATAATTTGAGTTCTGCTGGCCTCCCAAGGGAGACAAAGCAGGGAGTGCGAGCTTCTGAGTTGTCCCATTAAGATAAACATTATTGCCGACAGCATTTTGCTCGATAAAGACTAGCTGTCCCGTAGTCGTGTTGCTCCCAATTCCAGAAGAAGTAACAACAGCACCACCGTCATCAATAACTCGAATGGGGTTTCCGTTTACATCTATGCCCCCGATGACAACTTGAGTGCTTAAAATGCCAAAATTCGGCTGAGGAAATGGGTTAACATTGTTCCCAAAAAGGCTAAAAGAGAACACTGTTTGAACCCCATTTCCGCTTGCAGGTTGGAATTGGGTAGGATAACGTGGATAAAGGTTATAAAGCTGATCCCGATTCTTGAAGAAGTTGCCAATAATACCTTCAAAGTACACAGGAGCCCTAAACCCTTGTAATCCGTTGACATCTACAGGATAGCGGTCAACGTTCGGGATTGTAAGAAATTTATACACAGACCGCTGTTGGTCTATCTTGATGGCGTATGGAAAATCATTATTATAAAAAAGATTTACTGCCTGCTGGATATCCGCACTCGACAAAGAGGCTTCACTTGCGGAAGCCGTGAGCCTACGCACCTTCTTCTCGATATACGAGTATGTGGTATCCGTTTGCAGTACTGGAGAAGACATTAGAAGCCCACAGCGCTAAATTTATGAAGCCAATCACCTTCCTCATCCCTATCTAAAGGCGATTCATCTTTTTTAATCGCATTTCCATCAATGCTAACAAGACCACTACGTTTTGGTAATACTTTATTTTTATCGTTGACCTCTTTGACTAATCCCAGAGGCACATCATATACGCGCCCCGGAATGAAATTCCATATTTGTATTGGGTCTCCAGCGTACTTGCAATAAGGTTTAGTAAGCCTTTCATGTCGTCCTCTTGAGTTAAGATATTCCGCTTTAACGATGCGAGCGTCTTCTTTTTTCTGAGCTTCTAGCTCTTTCTTGTGCTCAGGCTTCATATTTTTAAAATCATCGAAGGGCACGCTATTTGTCAGCACGTTTATGAGCCCATGTTGCTCACCAGATCCTGTTACCATTACTGCTTGAACCATGTTAGTTACCTATATTGTTTAAAGACTGGAACGGTACGTCCCTCGTCGTATTGTCATATTCTAAATTTTGCGATCCTGCTGGCGATAAACTGGCAGGAGTCTCGCTTGTTGCTGAGCCATCCACAAACACATCAAATCGGGTTGAATCGATGTTGAGTGTCATTGTCAATGCTCCTATTTGTATAATCTTTCCGGTAAGCCCATTCGCTTGATACATTCCCCATGTGCGAGGGACGACTAAGCGCACAAGTTGGCCCATCTGATACGTATTCGCCCCCGTAGATGGCACCGTGAAGGTGATCACCATCGGGGACGAGTTCGTAATATTATTTATTAGCAGCGTGCTTGGGATCTGTATAACCCCTGGCAGGTAGTAGTTAGGCATTATGCCTCTTTAACTAGGTACGGGCGCGTTTATGGTTCCCGTCTCCATTTTATAGGCTTGCCATACAATCACATCGTTAGCAGCGCCACCAGGCGATTGAGCCCCAGCTGGTAGATACATGTATGGTACAAATATCCCCGAGTGGAATGGCACATACTGGAAATTATAACCAGTCTGCACACCTGTAATTGGGTTGAACTGCGTGCTCTGTCCCGCTGGCGCAACTGTTGCAAATAGCTGTGCCGTAGGAGACAAGGCTGTTGCAGGGAACGCAAAAGCCGTGAAGTTGGTAGTGTTAACATTAATAGTAAACGTGTAAGCGGTGACGGCTGTAATGACCACAGGCTTGCTTTGAGGCAAGTAATAGTTGTTAAGCTGAACCATTCCAAATGAACCAGGAATTGTAAACTCTATCTTTTGGCCGACAACGTAGTTGTGAGCTTGAGATACCGTAACAACTCCCTGTGTTGCCTGTGTGATGCCTGTGACATACAAAAACCTGGGCTCGACAAGACCAAATTTAGATACTCGTCGGACTTGAAATGCTGTTGCTGCTGATCCTGGGGTATTTAAACCCAATAGCGTAAACCCTGAACCTGATACTGATGAGATTGTAAAAGTCATCCCAGAATACATTTCAGCGCCAACGCTATTATAAATAACAACTGCGTCACCTTCGCTATATGTATTAGTCACAGTTGCAACTGCTGGAGTTGCGTTAGTGATTGTAGTGCCTGTTAAAGCTGCCTCAGGCTGAGGAGGAGCACTAACGTAGGTGAAACCATTTGACGTTGAATTTGGAGAAACATTATTGGCAAAAGTATCGATCTGAGTACCAAATGGAGTTGTCCCATTTTTCTTCCATCGAATACCATCATTTATCGCTGTTAGCCCTCCTCCAAACCACTCACCTCGTATAACTACCCCTGTCGCTGGCTGTAAAGCCATCTGTGTCAGATTAGTTGTAACAAAATAATCTGCACTACTTGGCAGGGGGATTATTTGGCTTACAGCCGTTGCTGGCTGAGTAAAAGTTCCCTGTGTAACTATTGTAAACGGCATATATCCCCCTTAGGATGGCAAGAATGTTGTGCAATTCAATCCGGAAATCCAATTTTGGTTTGTAATCGCACGGGCAATCGCAAACTTGGCATACAGTTGACTGTTTTGGGCAACTGAGGAGACTACCCAAGGAGGGCGATATCCGATGATTGCGGTATAGTTGTTCTGCTCAATTTTCGCAGCGGCTTCAAGTCCGTACATTGGGATTGTGTAGACTGTATTCCCTTTGAGGGAGATTCCAGGGATACGAGCTGCTTTGGATGAGACAAAGAAACGGAATCGACTGATAGAGCAATACTCCTCAGGTCTGATTCCTTCTTGCGTTGGATAGGAGGACTTGAGCAGAACGCCTTGTACTTTCTGGAAGTCTGCGCAAAGATTAGTATTCGCAAGCGCAATAAACGCATCACGAACTCCAGCAGTTCCGAATTTGAGAGTTGCCTCTAATTCAGTTAACATACTACGAGCATCATTACCCAGTAGAATGTTTTCTATGTTGTTAATATCATTTAATGATATATTACTAGGCTGATCGCCATTTAAACCCCCAGTACAGTTTATGTAACTAACTGAACTAGAAAATAGATCTCGCATTAAAAGATCTTCTTTCTCCCTTAACCATTGTCCTAATAGGGCGGTAAACTTAGTAAGAGTTTTGCTGTTTTCGTACAAGACTACTTGCTCGTTAGTAACGATAGATTTAGCGTAGATTTCCATCGTTGCGTCGATATCTGTACGTACTGGAACTTCTGACGCTGGATCGATACCGGAGCCATCCAGCTGTCCTCCGTCAGTGGACAAACGCTCAAAACGCGACATCCTAGTCGTTTTACCGATGTAGCTTTCAGCGTGGTGTTGATCCACTCCAAACGAGTGAATCAAGTTAAACATAGGTGTAGAGAGAAGATCTTCCGATGCCTGTACGGGCAATTCGGGAGCCATGTTGTTGATATTTGTAATACCAGTAGAAAAGGACATAAAAAAGCCTCGTATACGATTGATGATTTATTCCGTGCGAGGGAACTAATTTCAGCCGTACTGACGAGGTACTTTCAGTCTATAGATGGGTTGCGATGCCCTATGGCGCTAGACTTAGGTTATCAATTTAAATATTTAATGTCTAAGAATTGATTGAATGTCATCCAATCTTTTCGAAGATAAAATATTTTCCTGACATCTTTCAGCGTGATAATGAAAAATTGAATGTAGGCATCCAAGCATAAATACCGCGCTTGCTGTATCTCCAGAATGTATGTCTTCTGCAATTTTCTTTATTTTAACCCTAAGCAATTCGAACTCCTTCTCAAGTTCTTCATCAGTCCAAGTTTTCATTATATTTTCCCAATTTCTTTTTTCATTCTCTCCCAATTCGCGGCCCTTTTTTCTTCTGTGATCCTATACGAATTTGTACCTGCTCCAGGCTGCGTAACGCTCGTTCCTGACATAGATTTAGGTTTCAAAAGATTATTGTTAGCTCGGTTGGAGTCTCTATTTGCTTCAGCTCCATTTGGCACAAACTTCTTAACAGCCTTATAGATACAATTCCATTTCTCGAAACCTTCAGGCAACATTGACAGAGGCCCTGAGACTTCGGGATAGTGGTAGTCAAGATAGTCCAAATTTTCATTTGCAATAGTCTGATTAAAGTCTGCATAGGTTTTCTGTAGACGCTGAGGATACTCTTGCTGCTCTCTCTGTGCCTGCTCTTGCCGATAAGCCTGCTCACGCTGCGCCATGGCGGCTTCTACTTTCTTTTGTATCCGTTCGTCTTCTGTCTCTTGGCTATCATTTTGATAATAGTTTTGATAGGCATTTTTACCTACTGATTGTCTACTATTATCTACTGAATTAGTAGGTTGTCTTGCAAAGGCTGCTTCCATAGCCGCTTTTAAAGCCTCTGCCTCGGCCTCTTTCTCAGTAGCCCTTTTCTTAGCGGCTTCTAAAGCAATGCGATCCTGTTTGCGCGCCTCTCGAAAAGCTTTCCAATTCGGGTCTTCTGGCTTGTCTTCTGTTTGTTGTTGTTGTGCTGTATTTGTGTCAGGTTTTTGTTGTGATAATGTAGCGTCAGTTTTTTCTTGAATCTGTACTGGTTCTGCTGTATTTTCAGTGTTTACAGTCATTAAGGAGGCTCCTTGGATACACATGATACCGAAGCAGTTGCAAGCGCAAATGCTATCAACTCTAATATTGAATATGATATGCAATTAAAAAAAATAAGAGAAGAGGTATTAAAAAAATTTGATGACTATCGACAAATAATCGGAATGATGGCGGCAGATGCCCCGCTTGGGATTTTGTGTTTACCGAAGAAGTTGGAGGGGATTTTATTAGACAACGGCCTGAACCGTGTCTATGATCTTTTCAACTGCGATTTTGCTGAAATCAAAGGGCTCAACGATACTAGCATCGGGAAGCTTACAGCCAGCTTGGAGCAGTTCACTACGATGCTTTAGGAAATATTCGTGCTCTGATAGCATGTCTATGCTTTGATCTTTTCTTACATAATCCCAAAAATAGAACGGATCAGTATTGACGAATTTTCCTTTTATTAATTTCCATCCCTTATAAAAAGCGTCTGACCATGCCTTCATAGTTTGATAGCGTGACGCTACATATCTTAAATCATGCAATTCGGCCATTGCCGCATCACATGGAAGAACCCAGAGACGATTTGTTATCCTATCTAATCTTTTATTATACAAAAAAACAGCCTGGTTAGGTCGTGGTTTAGGAAGATAAGGCCAGCAATAAAACTTGCGCCTCATAAGATTCTTGATCAATGGATCTTTTGCGATCACCATGACCACACAGAACTCATCCTCATCAATGATATTACGGTGCTTCTCTATAGACTCGCGTAGATGCACTCCTATGTCGTCAGCGAGGGCATGGCCTACTTCTAGAGCTTGATAATTTGTCGTATCACTTAACGCTTTCTGCGCTAACTCTCCGGCTGTAATCCTCAAAATATTTCTCTGTGAAAAGTTCTTTTACTAGTTCTTGATATTCCAATGGCCAAAGAGTCAAAAATGTATGCATCAAATAATCAAATGGCCATCCGAAATCCATTCTCTCTTCAAAGAATTCTGACACGGTTTTTTCTGGATCCATTCCGATGGCTTTATGCCCAAAAATATACTCTGAAACTTCTTTGACGCCTTTAAAAGAACGTTTTTTTGTTTTGGGTGGTTGTAATCGAATACTCAATGATCACACTCATTAGTTTTGACGTGTGTGCAGGGCCTATCCTTACCAGCGCGAGGTAAAAAAGCACCTTTACCCGTACTAGATCCAGCAGGGGTTAAGTCCATATTCTTTTCCCATTGCTTATTTGGGACGGCTGGGCCGCTGCCATGTTTGATTACGTCAGCGGTTTTGTCTTTAGCATAGTCTGGGGCGTGGTGAGTCTTTTTCATGAGGATCTATAGCCCATATTTTTTGTGATCGGATTCGACTTCTTCCATGATCCACAAAATAAGAGCATTGTTGGATTCTTTAGTTACAGAAAATTTTATATCCACAACGGCGCCTGCATATATTTCTCCATCTTTGAAAAGACATTGCTGATCTGAAATAACCTGCAAAGCATTATTCACTTTCTCTTCGAAAGTTTTATCATTTCCAGTCACAAAAGTAGCTTTCATATTTCCTCAAAATTAAAGGCACGTGTTGGATTTGCGCCAACGACCTCTTAGTGATCGATCCTAAGCGCTCTAATATACTGAGCTAACATGCCACAAGATGCGTGTAGGTACTGCCCCTACTCTAACAGTCTAGACTGTCGTGGCTACTTTTACACACTAACGCACCACTCAATTAATACTTCATCTTATGTTTTTTTGCATAGGCCGCAAGCGCATCAACGTCATGTTTGTACTCTTCAGCTTGATTCATCTCGCTGGAGTATTTTCCGTCTGCCGTGCTTACATCAGTCATTTTCTTCTCCCAGTGCCCTTCGTGGAACTGAGGTATGGCAGCCATGTGGTCATGTGGGTGATGACCGTGCTTCTTGTGGCCGTGGTGAGCGTGGTGGTGCTCTTTGCTATGATGTTCTTTATGATGTTCTTTATGGTGCTCTTTGTGGTGCATATATGCTCCTATGCATTTCTTTTATTGTGTCTTCTTTTTCAAATTATTTCTATCAATTTCTATACAGTAGGTTGAGTCGCATTCTGGGCATATATAGTGCGGTGGGGAATAAGGTTCATCTCCTGCACTTTCTTCTAGCGCTGCGCCACAGCGACAATGTGGTTTATCCATTTACTGCCATCGCAGGTTGTTGTGGCTGTTGTTGTTCAGGGGAGTTTTGACCCTTGATCGCCATTGCAATCTCGTATGAGCGGTGTATCATCTCTAAGTCCATACTCTCTAGCTCTAGCATTGACTTAACAAGGTCAAATTCCGTTTGTGCTTTTTTATGCTCAGCACTAGCTTCCAGCTCGTCAGCCTTCGCTTTGGATTCATTGACTTTAGCCATATCCAATTGGGCTTTAGCCATCCCTTGAGCGATCTTAGACTGGTCTAATTGCTGTTGTTGTTGGGCTTGCTGTTGAGCTTGTTGTTGTTGCTGTTGATTTTGCTCTTCCATATCAGCAATAACTTGTCTCTTATTTGTAATAAAGGCAGCCCTGAGGATGCTTTTGTCTGCGATACCCATACCAAGCTCCTTGAAGTGCAAGAGCTGTTGCAGTTCCATTTGCCGTTGAGATGTACTGTAATTCCCTTCCTCGACAGCAACGCCATATTTTTGGCTGTGAGAGGTGAAGAAACGCTGATCTGCATCATGGCCGAGAATGTTGCGTATTTTGCCTTTAGAGAAGTTTTTACGAATGGCTTGAAGGCGTATCTTCCCGTATAATCTTTGCGTATAGTCGAGTTTATCAAAGATAGTTTGCAATGTTGTAAGTCCTGCCCCTTGCCTAAGCATTGATAGTATTCCAGATTTGTCATCTGTTGCTGATCCGAGGAGCTCTTCATTTACACCCGAAATCTTTGTTATGTCTTCTGCTAGGCTGTTAGATAGCTCAAGAAGCGACTGAGGTATACTTACAGGCTCAATACGTTGTATCTCATTTGGCAAATGTCCTGTTTTAAGGGGCACTAAGAATCCATCTCCGCCGCTCGACTGCCTAAAGCATTTAGGGTCTGGCACCACATCTACAGGGTATATCCAGCCTGCATTTAAAGAACTTTGTAATAGCTGGAGTTCAATAACTTTGCGCATATTGTAAAGAAATTGAGCGTCCCGAAGGTTACGAATAACACCCTGCTTCCTCCATGCATACGCCTGAACGTCTTGTTCTATGTAACATTGTGTAGGGATAAAAGGGTATTGATCAATGCCAAGTAGATTTTTACCGTGATAGACTATTTCGCCACTTAGAGCTATCACAAGCTTGACTGTGGGTATATCGACTTTGTGGACTTTTAGCCAAGGCTGCTCTGCAAGAACCCTTTCCATCATGCCTTCTTCTTCGGCTTCGTCGTCTTCCCACTCTGTGGCTTCTCCGGACTGAGGGTCGAGAATAATTTTCCCAGGTCGCGTGGTGCGGTAGTAAAATTCGTCATAGGTAAACAAGTTATTGATCGCGACGTTTTGGAGCTCCGCTTGAAGAGGGAATCTGCCATCTTTCATGCCTCCGGGCTTCATCTTGTCTATTTCTTTGCTATATCCGGGCAATAGGAGCTTAGCGCACACCTTAGATGTCCACCTACGCCTCCAGATACCATTGCAGTCGCTTAAGTCCTGTTTGCGCGTGTACTGGTCTGTTAAGTAATTATTATACTCAACGCAATCAGTAAAGAGATCACCAGAGATAGGATCGTAAGTATAATCTGGGTATAGATGTAAGAGTGTTTCTCCGGTATCACAGGCGCCTTCAAATGCTTGGGATTGATATTCTTGATAGCCATCGCGGTCGTCACACCATCGCAGGCATTTGTTATAATCGTCTGCGACAGGGTCGTCAGAGTCCCCAATCGGTATTGTAATCGTAGACTTACGGTTCTTGCGCTGATAACCGCATATCATATTTATATGACGGCGAATCAAATTGAAAAAGAATTTTTGAACGTTCTGCGAATTGCTGCCGTAGACTTGGTTGTATAAGTTTTGGTCGCCAACCTTAAAACGCTTGTCTATAGCCCCTTGAAGCCAGTGAACACTCGCACAAGTATAATTTGTGGTATAGAACCAATCCATCATCTGTTTCAAATCTTTGTTTGAAACATCTGTCGGATCTACGTAACCGAGGCTGTACTGACCACTCTCATATGACGGCATCAAATTCCATATGTAAACTTTATTTTAGTTTACACTATAGGAATTATCTCATCCACATACAATCGTGACATCTCGCTACATAAGATTCATTGCCCATGATCACCGCTTGAGCAGGATTTCCGCATTTACAGAGCATCTCTTCGCCTTCTGAATTACATAAACGTGGACGACGAAACGTTAATGTTTTGCTCACCTCAGGGATAAAACGCTTGACTACGAGACATTGCATAGTGGTTTCAAATATGTTGTCACAGCACTTGCAGTCTAATGTATGCTCTCCGCATTTGTCACATTCACCGCTCATTTCCTTTCCAACTCTTTAATACGTTTATCCATATCTATGATCACATTGCAGAACATCTCTAAGGTGTGTTTTATCTCCAGTTTTTCAACGCATGTGTGAAGCATGGAAAATACATTATTTTTTACAGATTCGTCGAGAGCTTCCCACTCCTCTCGTTTCTTTTCATCCATAAAAATGATAGGGGCTGAGCCGTATTTTTCATGAGCCATTAAAATCTAATCTCCGAGTTAAAATCACTGTACATATCATTTTCGTGGAAAACCTTACGCATAAGTTGATCGTGCGAAAGGAACTCATCTGGGTTACTAAACTCCCCTGTCTTCATAAATGGCGTCATAGCATACCTGAGGGCATCACAAATGTGGTCGTTCTTTTTGACCGGTTTATCTTCACCTCTATCGGCGGCCTTGCTATCCCATGCGTAGGATTGGATTTGCTCGCGCAGGACTGTGCAGCCTTTCTGAATGACTATGTTTTTGCCGCCGATAAACTTAGAACAGATCTTAATGCCAAGTAAGACATCGTTGTTCGCGTCAAGTACGGGAAGTTCCACTTGTCGCAATGCAATTTTAAGAGACGCTGCGGCAGGATCCACGTAAATTGCAGAGACGTTTTTATATCCGATAAAATCCTTGATATCTCGCACGAGTTCTTGATCTGTTTTAGATCTTCCCTTCTTAGCTGAATCGTAGTAATATTCCGCCTCCACTCGTATTTGAGGCCATTTATTAGGGTTGACAGCACACAGCACCGCCGCCGTGGCGTTAGTAGTGCCGTAGTCAACTCCAACCACATAGTATAAAGGTGTAGGAAAGGGATTTTCATACTCGTTGTCTTTATCGTAGTTGTCATAAATTGCTCCATGCGCGAGGGCCCATTCTCCAAGTATGTAGCGATTGTACCACATTCCTGTGTAAGAGGCTTTAAGCTGTTGCTTGTATTTGTCATCGAGTGTCGGATTATCCTCCAGACAAAAGTTCCAATGGACTAAATCGAGCGCCGGATTATCGATATAGTCTTTCTTGAGCCAGTGTGCGGGGCCTTCAGGGTTGCACGTAGCTAACAGCTTCGCATTCGGGACACGTAAACGAGATTCTAACATCTTCCAGAATGGCTCCGGCAAGTTCGTGGCCTCGTCCACATAAGCTAATGCCAATGTAGATCCTTGGATCGTAGCCACAGCGCTGACATCGGGCGCCCCCACGAACCAAACATCTCTTCCATATATCCGGTTCATCTGCGCTTTCTCTGTCGGGCATGGGAACCCTAGCCTCCTGTATAAGTGTGTGAGGATATTACGTTGTATGGATGTGCGGTTAACTCCTATAATCATAGCATCGCCACCACCCTCGCTATTGCGTGGGCCGTTCTTAAGATCGTAAATAAAGCGCTCTATGCTAGCATATGTTTTACCAGACGAAACAGCTCCTACCCATATGTTAAAGCGCTGGCAGGCCTCTGAAAAACTCTGGTTTTGTTTGGGGCTTGTGACGTTTGTTCGGCCCTTGAAGTCGGTGTGCATCGTGTTATTGCCAAGAGGGATTGGATTACGAAGGCTATCATCAAGCTCTAGCATTTTTATCTCACAGGAAATATTAAAGTCATCCTATAACCTATTTCTTTGTGCCACCTAGAGATGATTTCCCCCATTTCTTGATACGATTCCAAATCGGAATTTGAATCTGACTCTAAAATTTCTAATCGCAAGCCTTCCAAGATAGTACACCACGCCAACAAATCGACTACACACCTATCCTGAGCGCCGATATAATGAAATGCGTCGCTATTATCCTGTGCTGGATTCGTTAATTTTTCAACTTCTTCGATTTCATCATCTGTCAGCATTTTTAGCCTCTGCAACTGCAAGCTTGTGTTCTAGCTCTATAATTCGATGTGATTCATCTATCTTTTCTTGATTCGGGGCTAATGTATGAACTATATCAGGTTCTTTGAAACCTAACTTACACTTTGCAATAAAAGTTAGTAGGTTAGAGTTTCCGGGGGCTTTGTTATTGATCGCTTTAGCATATATCATGAGGCGTATATCTGATAATACGTTCTCGTGTACTCGGCTAGCATAACTCTCAAAACCTTCTCCGAAATGTTCTTTAAATTTTGTATAAAAGTTATTGATATATATATCGAACTTTCCTGCTATCTCTTTAGCTGGACATCCGCATTCAATATATTTATGTACCATATCCCAATTAATCGGTTTAACAGGTCTTGCCATACTCTCACACCGGGTTAAAACCATATGCTAATCGACAAGATATATTTTTGACAAATAAAAAACCTCTAGCACTTTGCTAGAGGCCAGCATCGCATGTGATTAGTGCGCATACTTCAAAAATGGAATATTACACCTTCGTCTGTATGTTCTATTACAATGTTATCTTCACATTGGTTCATTAAATTATTATTTTGATCATATTCGGCTTTTAAATCTATTGCATCATCTGAATATGGGTAGTGCTCGTCACAGTATGACGGCGAAGCTGCGTCTTGCGATATCCACTTAGCCTTTCTGTCACATCTAGAGCACTTATCGAACATCTTCAAAAATTGTTCAAGTGTCAGCCAAACCATTTTTATCACCTAAATGCAATGAAATATTTTTAATCAAATTAATTCCATCATAGCCATGAGCATAAATACTATTACAATAACGTTAACCCAAATCGCTATTGAGGGGAATCCCAGTACCATGCACGCGCAGCTGAAAGCGATGCAGAGGGAAATATATCTACTGATTTGTTTCATGCTGTTGTTGTTGCTGTTCGATGCGTTTAAGATAGTCATAGAGAGTTGGCAAGCTAATATTTAGATCCATCGCGATCTTGCTCTTTGTGTCACGAGTTTGCATAGCTGTCTTTATTTTTTCAACAATTTCGGGCGTGTATTTTGAATGCCCCCCTAGATACTTGCCCTGCTTCTTGGCTATGAGTATGCCTTCCATCTGCCGCTCTTTTATGAGGGAGTGCTCGAACTCGGCTATCGCACCCATTATCATGAGCATGAGATTAGACATGGGGGACTGCTTGCCGTCAAACGTCAGGTTCTGCTGTACGATTTTCAGGCTTGCGCGCTTAGACACTATGATGTCTACAAGCTTCAGCAAGTCCCTTGTATTGCGTGCCATCCTGTCCATTGCGTGCACATATACAACGTCATCGTCGCGTATGTAGTCTAGCATTGCTTGCAGCTGGGGTCGCTTTATCGTCGTGCCTGATGCGTACTCGATAAATTTCTTGTCTAGCTGTATACCTTCGAGCTGCCGCTCGGGGTTTTGGTCTACGGTGCTTACTCTTATGTAGCCGATGCGCTTACTCATTCTGATGTACCATTAAAATAAATATTCCCACGAAAACAATAAAATATACTGCCATTGATTCCTACCTTTTGTAACTCTCTATGTCTTTTTCTATTTCTTCAACTCTTTTCTTTAATTCAACAAGCTGCAACTCTGCTTCAAGTAAATGTTTATCTCTCATCTCTTTTAAAATACTTTCTTGCATTTTATGATTTTTTGCTCTGTTCTTGCTCTTGTAGTATTTGCGCAGGTATTCTTCCATGATCGCCTTATAAAAAAAACACTAGCCATCAACCTGAGTTTATACGAATTGCCATCGGGACATCGTCCCATTAGGTCAGGACTGCTTTTTATCGTCAAAAGCAATTAGAAAACGCAGCTAGTGTTAAAGTCAAATCATAGACGATATCTTATATTTCGTCAAGCGTTATCGTTCGGCCCTGATTTTACACTTGATTTTTTGAGGCTGATTTTTGAGGGGGAGTACCCTATTTTTACTCAAGAAGTTCTCTGTGAATTCTTTCACTTGTCGATGAAATTCCATTGAGCAATTTCGGCATATGTTTACTTCGATAAATTCAACGTTCAAATAAGGGACAAGATAGAGTTTCTCGTATTCTTCTTCGCATCTGTAGCATTTTTCCCATTTTTTCATTTTTGTTAGCATCCTGTTTTCATATCAGGAAGATTCTGGGAACGACAAAGTTTCGTTTCTGCATTTGTCCTCTAAGTTGATTTGCCCTTTTCATGTAAGCATTCATGTCTTTACGCGGTATTTTTGGATAAGTGACGGGATCTTTCGCCCAGTGCGTGACATTATGTAGATTCCTGTCCCACCAATACCATTTTTTTCGGTAATATTTGGCTTCTACTATTCTCTTTCCATTTTTGACATATACAGTGAACTCTGGGATTGGGAGTTCATCGTCTACGCTTATCCAATCAAGTTGCATTAACACATCCTATTTTTATAGCTGTTTGTCATTAGAGTCCGCAATAATGACGGCAACTTTCGGATTAAGAATGCCAAACCACGCTTGCACTTTGTCTTTCTGTCCCCAGCAGCGCCAATAGTGTTCCGAATTCTTACGCCACCAATAACAGGGAATAATGATATCAAAATATTTATAGAAAGGCCATATACCTTTTCTGATGCAATATAGGCCTTTCTCGTTAGTCATTACTTTCATTGTCATCTTCCCCCATACAGACGCATGCGACTTTTTCGTTGGAGCAAGTTTGGCATACTTCTATATGTATTGGAGTTTCTGTGACGATTATTCGAGCGCGGAGTTTATAGGGTCTTTGAGTTGGCCACGGGAAGCGGTCAAACGTCATATCAAAAGTGGAGCCGTTAAAATTGTCTTCGAACTCGGAATCTTTGATACCCATGTCAATCTGTCGGGAGATACCCTTCAGAATCTGTGCGACTTCTTCTCTGTCCATGATTAGCTCCAATCGTGAGCAATACCGCTCATCGCACGATGTATCAAATTCATTAATGATGCATCTTTCTTTTGTTTGTCCGACAATGGTTTAGGATGGCATTTTGGGCAAAGTTGGACACCTTCAAACGAGTGAAGAACTTCGCATTCATTGAAATTGTAAAAGCATTTTGAACAAAAATATTCGTTCACTTTTTCTTTGCAGTAAGGACACTGGCAATCTTCTCTCATTTATTTTACCATCTCCCATGTGGAAGTTCAGAAAGTGCTTGGGCAAGAATGGGTACGTTCCGGTTCATGCGTCTCAGGATCTCTGCACAAATCGGGCCGAATCTGACCATATCAAAGTGTTCATTGTGATCCAGAAGCTCTATCAATTCAGCATTTGAATACTCTTTTCAGCGACTTTATCTTTTCGTTTCCGTGCATCTTACCTCCAAAAAAGCATACCATACTTAATTTGTGAAAATAAGACCAGCTATCCGGAATTTCCGGATAGCTGTGATTGACTTAGAAATCGTATATCGACATGCCTAGACAATCCATGCATCGCCCGCACTCTCGGCAATGTGTTCCATAAATATTTTCGGAGTCTATGTCTGGATATTCAATCTCATCGCAAGGATAGTTTTCTATTTCGTCTGCATAAATTGTGTAGCTTATCTCTTGAGCTCTTTCCATGATGTTCATATTGCACCTGTTTGTTGTTGTTGCTGTTGTTAAAGGCAGGGGACAAATTGTCCACTTGCTTAATTTTTACTGGACGCTATTTGTTATGCTTTAATCATAACTTATTGCTTATTTATACACAACCCCTTAATCAAAAATAATCGCATTTCTCTAAAAATTCAGGAAGTGTTAAAAATAACATTATGGGTAAAAAATACAGAGATCACCCTGACGAAAGGGCTAAAAGATCAAATGCAAATTGGCTGAAGGACAAGCCGAAGCAGAAGCCTGCGAATGATCATCCGTGGAAGGGGCCATGTATACGTAAGAGAGACACGACTTTTGAGTGTTTGGAATAAATTTACAGCTAAAACACCTCTTTTGTCTTGAACTCACGGGAATATATTGTTGATTGCAGATCAAACAATTTTTTAAAGAATATTTTCGCCTCTTGCATCCATGATCAATTTCGACTCCCATTTTTTTTAATCGCTTAGAAATTGTCTCATAAGTGGCTCCAGCGTGCTTTGCAATATCAGCTAAGGTTAATCCAGATTCGTAAAGGTTTTTTATTTCATCTTCAGGCAACTTTTTTTTCCCAGAATCTCTATGTTTTTTTCTGAAAACAGATTCCTCATCTCCCCATCCCTTTTTAAGCCTGTCTAATATCGTATGATGAGAAGTTCCAGAAATTTCGCTCCACTCAAAAACATTTTTAGTTTCTCCTTTTATTGTAATTTTTTTTGCTAGCATCCTTCTTTGGTGTTCTTTGTGAGCAATAGCCTCACAATTTTCTGGAGAAAATACAGTACACCCATCTTTTAAATAAATGATTCTATTTGATGAAACATTATTTTTTATACACCAATCATAAAAGTCTTTTGCTCCATTTCTCCATAAATCACATACAATTACCCCTCTTCCTCCATATCTATGATAAGTTGGGTGTTCTGGATTGTAACAAGCCTGTAGTATCGTAGATCTCATGATGTATATGCGAGTTTCAGAAGTCCCATGCATAGGCGGATAAAGTGTGGTATTAGCCCTGATTGACTTTTCTTTGCGACCCAAACACCCACAACTTAATGATCTTCCTCTTCTGCCAAGAGCATACGTGGAGACTAACCCTTCATTCCCGCATTCACAAACGACTCTCCAAACTGTTTTACCGAGAGAATTTATACATCTTCCCAAGACAGACCAGCGTCCAAATTTTTTACCTGTTAAGTCAATACCCCGACGTCTCTCCAAAACGCATTCTTTGCATTCAAACGTGTCGCCTCTTTTAAAAGAGGCGTTTTGGCAAATAAACCTTCTTCCACAATCGCAGAGGCATTCCCATTTTGCCACTGGTTTTCTTTGGACAGAACGAAGAACGTTAATGCGTCCTATGCGCTTGCCAGTATAATCTGTATATTTTGCCATTATTTTTTAGGTTTACCCGCCTCTGATAGACCTATCGCAATCGCCTGTTTCTTGTTCTTGGCTCTATGTCCAGAGCCACTATTAAGTGTTCCGCGGTTATATTCCTTCATCACGGCCTTTACTCTGTCTTTCGGCGGTAGAGCTTTACGTTTCTTAGCACCTGCGCCTAGTTTATCAGGGTGTTGCATGGCTTTCTTTATTGCGTTTGACATGGGTCCTCAAAATTCATGTCCGCAGGATGGACAGGTTTTCATGTTTTTGATTTTTTCAGGTTCTTCTGCAGGTTCCTTTTCGCCTTCTTGACATATACCTAATAGTTGTTGCTCCGTAAATCCATACGACAAAAGATTTACCGCATCGAAACTATTCGCGAGGCAATCCCAGTCCCATTCTCCTGTATTTAGATTGCTCCTGATCAAATATTCCTGAAATTCTTCGTCTGTCAATTTTCTTGATGGAACTCGAACGTCTATCATCTCTGATTGTCTTTTCAACTTCTTCAAGGCTTTAACACGCATATGACCAGCAATAATTGTATTATCGAGATCAATAGCGACAATCTCAACATAATCAAATTTTTCCATTGACTTCAGCAGATGCTGAAACTGTTCTTTATCTATCTGACGAGGATTTTTAGAATATTCTTTTAGTTGGGAAACCTTTCTTTTTTCTGTGCTCCAAGTGAGTTTTTCCATTGTCTTATTTAACCGTCTAGTGTATATTTAAGATAACACAAACAAGGATTTCTTATGGCCAAACCTGCCACATTTATCAAATGTAAACTATGTCAAGAATTGTTTAAAAGGAAACGTTTAAGGGATAAATTTTGTTCTCAAAAATGTATGTGGAAAGGCCGACCAAAACAAAAAGGGCGAGAGCCTATCAAGGTGCTAGTCCCATGCGATTTTTGCGGAAAACAAGTCACAAAATGCCCATGTCACATCAAAAAATCAGTAAATAAGAAACATTATTGCAATACAGAATGCCGAAAATTTGCTATGAGAGATTCCAAAACGGTTTATGGATTTAAAAAAACTACAGGATCACCTTTAAACCCATATCGCCGATGTACAAAAGACGGAAAATTTGTTTACGAACATAGATGGGTCATGGAACAGGAAATTGGAAGGAAGCTAAAGAGGAGTGAACACGTACACCATATAAATGGAGACCAAAAAGACAATAGGATTGATAATCTTCAACTCCTCTCTAGCTCAGAACACGCAAAAGCTCACCGTTTCAAGATGCTGTAGCTGCTGTTTGTCTATTTGTCGGGGGTTTTTTGGGTGGTCTTTGAGCACTTTAAGGGGGAGGACTTCGAGATGCCAGTTGATCATTTTTTACCTGTTAAATGAACTTTTTATATCACATAAAGGTTTTTATTTAGTGGTCTTTTTTGTTGTTGTTGTTGAAAATATTAGTGGAGGTGTCCGATGGAGATACAGTTAGAGTTGCCAATGGCGCAGAGCCAAGGGCCAATGGCCGAAATGCAAGTGCAAATTGACGCGATGGCGGAGAGCATGGGAAAAGTACGCAGGAAGTTGTTCGCTAAAATGAGTGAGCTAGAACGTGCGTATTTGAGCATCGAGGCCGAAAATCATGATCTTAAGTGCGCTATTAGGGACATTAGAGGGGATAAAATGGAATGGCTGTATTGTCAAAACGGATCACTGTTTGAAGAACCTCAAAAGTCAATCTCAATGAGGAGTGCGTAATGGAAATAGATCTGACCAATAAAGAAAAGTATGAATTAAGCATACCAAAGCCATGCAATACAATCATTTTTTGCTTAAATGACACATGGATTATGCAAATCAAAGACGGAGAAGGAATCAAGTTCAACCGTGAAGAATTTCCAAATTATGATATCCATGATTTCGCGAATGACGTTATCGAAATTTTAGAAAAAAAATTTACTGTGAAGTTTGATAAAAAAACACCGCCTTATGATCTTTAAAAATCAATCTCGATTCGCACGGCATAAATCGGGCTCTTTTCCTGCATGTAGACCCACGTAATCCTAGGATCTGCGTCCGCGCGACCTTTTAAAGTTCGCATTTTCCCTTTTGAGTCTATATAGGTCTTTTTGAGATCAGGAAGCATAAGCTCACTAATTTCATCCCTCAAAAATTTCATTGACATTACTAAATTGTCCGAGTCGAGTAGACGAGGAGATAATCGCGTAAAAGTGACTTGGCATGGGAATTCTAAACTGGTGATGTATTTCGCATAAGACAACCTTAAGAAGTGCTGCTGTTGCTTATGTCTTTGCGATTTTACAGTCCAGTGCTCAGAACTATTTGCTTCGCTGACCGTTTTGATGTGTAGTATCCATGAGACTACTCCATATAAGTCACCTACCTTCCTTCATACCATAAACCTCTTCCATTGGTGCCGGGGTGAAGTACGCCCATTGATCAAAAGGGTGAGTAGTCGCTTTTCTGCCTTGATTTGACCGCCAAAAATCAATCTTTGGAGCGATTTTTCGCTTACATTTTTCCGCGCAAGCCAATTCGGCTACTATATAACTCTGGCTGATATATCGCCAGACGACTACAAGCGCTCCATACTTAGGAGTTTCTTCTTGTAATATGTGATATGTCATATCCCTCGTTTGTCGATATAGAGCCGTAGCCTGTTTATACAATCTATGTCCCCCAGAGCAAGTGGTTGTCCTCCATTTTTCTTAATCAGCCAAATTCTGTCACTATAAACTTCAAAACAGTAAGGAATTAGATTGTCATGCGAAGGGTCGGACTTGTTAGGCCGCACGAAGTTTTTATGTTCCTGGGCATGAAGGCGCTCGGCCTCGGCTTTATGCTCTTGGATTCGTTCTACTATCGCCTCTTTGGCTTCTTCATTCGGCTTTGATTTAGAGGATGGCATTTCCTCGCGTTTCCAGCCCCCTACAATCGCGTTACGCAACGCGCCTATAGGATTAGACAGTGGCGTTCCTTTTTGCGCCTGGTGGGCCCTGTATTTTTCGAAAGCCAAAATGGCGTCCTTCAGGTGCGGGAGTGAGTACTTTAGGACTTCATCGAGCAGCTGCGGTGATAAATCGTAACTCTTGAGGAGCTCGACCTTGAGAGAGGCATCTTCTGCAACAGCAGCAACAACAGCAGGGGCAGGCGTTGCGCTGTTGTTGTTGTATTGGGTATTTCCCTGGTCTTCTATTGTATTAGAGATTCCGCCGTTTGACGTATTGGATTCCGCCATTTGACGTAATCCATTCCGCTGTACAGCGGATTCCATTCCGTCATTTTGCGGAATGCGCGACATTTTTTTAATTCCATTGAAAGGCTTGATGATTTCTTGATCAAACACAGTATACCAAGTCGTACGGTCAAAAGCGTTTTTATTGAAATTCCCCTTTATTAGTATTCCTAACTCAACTAGCTTCTTTAAAGCTTTTTGAACTGTATCTTCACTTAAATACCCCAAAAAATCAGCGATCTGCTTTTGAGTTTCATACATCCAATACTTGCCTTCTATCATCTCCGCATCCTTCTTTGAGGCATTGATTTGAAGCCAATAAATAATGTGAGAAAGGACGGCTGCGCAGTCTAATCCTAGATGGCGAGCGATACCTTGATTGATGGAGTGGGAGTGCTTAGAAAATAGGTCGTGTGGATTCATAGTGCCATATCCTCTTGTGTTAAACAATTAGTTTATCCAGCAAAAGGATTGAATGAAAATCGGCGCTTATGATAATCTGACATTATCTGAACGTGATTCAAGTGAATGAAAGGACTTCTCAGGGTGCGCTTTCATTCAATCCTTTAAGCCCCACATAGACTTAGGTCGTTGTGGGGCTTTTTCATTTTAACCTTCTAAGCTCATTGTATGCAACTTCTTCCAAGTATCCGATCTTTTTGAGCTCGTCAACAACGCTTTCAGGAAGATAATTGATATCTTGGGCTCCAGCTTCTAACGCTGCGTAATAACCCAGAGCCTCAACAGATAGCCTGTAGTCTAGAACAATATTCCTGTCTAGAACTACAACATCTAGATCTGTCATAGGGCCTTTGTGCGTTATCATTAGCATTTGATCTCTTGCGGTAAATTGCAGGTATGAGCTAAGCTAAAACTATTCCCTCTATGTTCAAAGAATGAAGTCATTCCTACCTCATTCCATCTCTTACCCGCACTGCTTCGGTAGTGTGGGTTTTTTTCTTTTAGTCATCCAGATCTCCCCAAGCCGTGAGCTCCACAGCCACTTCTGTTTCCGTTTCCTCGTAGCTCAGCAACCCGAGATCTAGCAACTTTCTCAAACTCGTGCGGAAGTTATTTTTGTGATAGTACCGCCCAAGTGCTTTGTAGTCAAGGACTACGCGATAATTAATGTCCCTTCTTTCCCATAGGAATATATAGACCTTAGCTACCTTGTCCATCAGTTGAAGCAAAAAATGCTTCGGGGGGAGACTTTGAAACACGTCTAAAACCGTCATGATTGGTATCCCTCCTGGCACAGCATATATGTACCTTGTCTTGTAAAAAGTTTTCAAGTAATTTTAAAATTAAAAACTTTACTTTGCAAGTATTATGCGTGACTATACTGAAGAACCTATCTATCTTTTCAATACGCAAAGCCCCTCTCCGTTAAACTGGAGTAGGGTCTTGCTTATTGCCGCAATCCTTGTTTGGCTGTATTTCCGGCACTTTGTCTAACACTCCATCTTTATAGCGCTTGATGTCTGACATCTTTATTTTACCTCCAGATGCATTCTCAATCACTTTTGCCAAGTGCGTTCCGGCTTTTGTATGCCCGTTAGCGATGCGTGAGAAGTACTCCGGAGAGCAATCTACCATCCTAGCAAATTCGCGCATTGTCATACGGTTCTCAAATAGATACGTCCTGATGTCCATCTTTTTCTTCCTTTTTTGTTTTTTCTAAATGCAAGAAATTTTGTGTTATAGACTGAATCATACCCTCAAATATCTTTGGATCGTTATCAAGGCATTGACACAAAAAGCTCGACGTCACAGTTGCGAGCGCACAGAGCCATTGCAGGTTACACATCTCGTCTATGTAATCATCTTAACGATCTCTGTATTTTTTCGCAATAGCTTGCATGTAAATACGCAATCTTGTAATATATAGTCATGCCAGCAAAAGAGATGATGGCATAAACAGATAGCCTGAATAACGCAGGCTGAATAAGATAAATTCTTTGAAACAAACGGAACAAGGATGGCTAAGATTATGGCTCTATCATCATTCGTACAAGCTCCAGTAGCTAATCAACATAAACACTTTAATCCAAAACAGTTGGAAATATTAAAGAATTCAATTTGTAGAGGTTCTACAAACGAAGAATTTGAAATGTTTTTGATGGCTTGTACGAAGACACAGCTCGATCCATTTATGCGTCAGATCTACGCTGTCAAACGTCGAGCGAAAAAGCCCGATGGATCGTGGGGCGAAGTAATGTCTATACAAACAGGCATAGACGGTTACAGACTTATTGCAGAACGTACTGGGCACTATGCGCCGGGTCCTGAACCTACATACACTTACGATCCTCAAGGAAAGCTTTTATCAGCTACGGCATACATCAAAAAACAGACACGTGACGGGACTTGGCATACTATTTCTGCAAGTGCTTACATAGATGAATATTGCCAAAAGACTCGTGAAGGGTCTCCTATGGGGATGTGGGCAACTATGCCACGCACTATGCTATCTAAGTGCGCTGAGAGCCAAGCGTTGCGTAAAGCCTTTCCCGCTGAGATGTCAGGGGTCTACACTAAAGAAGAGATGGCGCAAGCAGATGTCATAGAGTGTCATACAGCAAAAAGTCCAGAAGTTGCTGATGAAAAAATGAACGACTTGCAAGCTTCAGAGTTGTCAATGATACTTGGGGACTGCTCAGACGCGTACAGGATGGAAGTCTATAAGTGGATAAAGGCCACATGCGGATCAGAAAGTCTAATGGAGGTCCCCGTAAAATACTTTGAGCGCATGAAAGCCAAGGCGACTCAAAAGATGGAAGAATATAGGGCATCGCAAATCTCAGAAAGCCAACCTGCTGAGAAAAGCGAACCTGATTTTTTTGAGGACGTGCAATGACTCCAGCGGAAATTATTGCAGAAGTGGAAAAAGACGCCTCGGAGTGGCTGGAAATGAGCGACAACCCTGCAACAATAGTTGCAGGGATACTGGCGAAAAGAATCGTTAGCCTTAATTTTTATATCGAATACTTAGAAGCAAGGATTGCAGAACATGATGCAAACAAATATTGGCCCTGAATATGTGCAGGGGACAGCCGAATGGTTGTCTCTTCGAAAGACAAAAATTACTGCTACGGATGCTAGCGTTATTTTAGGGGTGAATAAATGGAAGACTCCTATGCAGCTCTACATCGAAAAGACGACAGATTATGAGCAAGAGACGCCTACAGAGCGCATGCAGCGAGGCATTGATCTAGAGCCTGTTGCACGCTACGCCTTTAGCCTTGAAACAGGTATAGACGTGTATCCTGATGTGGTTATAATGGACTTTCACATGGCCTCTCTAGATGGTATTAGTCCGTGTCGTCGCCATGTACTTGAGATAAAATGCCCCGGACCTGCTGACCATGCAATAGCTCTAAGCGGCAAAGTACCTGACCACTACTATGCACAACTACAGCATCAAATGTATGTCTGTGACGTCCCTCAAATGTACTATTACAGCTTTGATGGACGAGAGGGTGTTGTTGTTGTTGTAAAAAGAGATGATGAATATATTGAAACAATGCTTGAAAAAGAGCAGGAATTTTACAATTGCATGATCAATAAAACGCCTCCACGAATATTTGAGGAAAGGAATGATGAAGCATGGCAGAATTTAGCTACAAAGTGGATATCCGTCACGTCTCAAATGAAAGAGCTCGAAAAACAGGAAGCACAGCTAAGAGAACAAATTATTTGGCTGGCTGGACAATCAAGCGCGAAGGGGAGCGGTATTTCCTTGTCGATGATCGAGCGGAAAGGCAACGTCGATTACTCGCAGATACCGGAAATAAAAGGACTTGATCTGGAGCCATATCGAAAGCCGGCGATTAAGTCGTGGAGACTGACAGCCGATTAAAATAAAACAGAGAGTAGGGCCGAAACCTTACTCTCTGAAACCACAACAACTGGAGAGGCATATGAAATGCTTCAAATTTATCTTAATATTCGTGGGCTTTCTTCGCACGATGTTTTAAATCTTTCGACGCACTTTTTGCTTCGTGTTCTTCGACTTTATCGTGTTTCTTCTTGATGCCTTTATCATGTTTCGCGTCATGAGCATAATGCTTGGCATCCTTGTTTAGCTCTTCGGCGCATTTCTTCATAATTTTTTTGTGCATTCTTTTCTTTTTCCTTCATAATTTTTGAGTCGATGATGTTTAGATTTAGCATCACTTGGGATATTTCTTCTCTGTCAAGAATGCCATCTTTAGCCTTTTGTAAGACTGTTTCCCAGTTTTTTGCATAAAACTCGCGTTCTTCGTCCAAAGTTAAGCGCTTGTTCATTTTTTCCGCGGAATTTTTGCTCCTGATTTACGCGCTTCATTGAGAGCCGCTGCGACCGCTTGACTCTTTTTATGCCCGCTAGCCTCCATCTCAGCTATATTAGAACCAATAGTTTTTTTGCTTGTACCTTTAGCTAAAGGCATAGAAATCTCCATGCAAGGATTGATATAAGTGTTATCATGCTACACAAAAAGAGGGCATCTTCAAAAGTTACTTTGCTAAAATCTCGTTCCATAAATCCCTATAAATAATATCCGAAGACATTGACTTGTTGAATATCGTTTGTAGCTGTACCATCAGCTGTAGTAACGCTTACATAAAAATCTGTAGAAGCTGGCACGACTGGAAGTGGCAGCGCTGGACTATAAGAGGGGCTATCAAAATAAACAACACCATCATTAGCATTTGCAGGTATTTGAAACACGTTCAGGCCTGTTAAATCTGCATAATTAGGGGCTGTCCATCCTAAGTTGACTACTGGACTTCCGGCAATCCCTGTAATATTTATGCCTAGAAAGCTGACGCCGACAACGTTAAACTTTCTGATCCCGGTCGTAAATAATTTTGTTGCTCCTAAGGCTGTGAAATCAATATTAACTCCGGGAATGACAATAAATTGCCCCTGCCATGTCGGACTAACTCCAGATCCGTTACTTGTTAACGATTGTCCATATGCGCCGAACCCTAGATCACTCAATTGCCCATCAGATTTGACCGCCACAGGAGATCCAATAGCAGTAACCCCTGTTATAGCTGCAACAAAAATGGCATTTTGTTGGCCTCCACCACTGCCAGCATCCCCGATTCTTATTTTATTGCTTTCACCTAGGACACCTTTATTTTTTATCAAAATATTAGATGACTCATTTCCTGCATAGTTTCCGCCAGACGATGATCCGATTACTGTATTGTTAGAGCCGCCCGTAAGTCCCGCTAAACATTGATCGCCGAAAGCGCTGTTTGTACTTCCGTTTGTTAATGCAATGAGCGTGCCTGTCCCATATGAATTATTTGAACTCCCTGAGGTAAGAGAAGATAATGAGCCTGCTCCGTAAGAAACATTTCGAACCCCACTTGTCGAGAATTTCGACCCCAGCGCCAAATTGGACAACCCAAAATCTAAAGTTTCAGTTGCAGCAGATCCTTTAAATTGTGGAGTGGCATTAGCTGTGACAATGTTAAAGTTATGATTAACCGCAGCTTCCGGAACATTATCGTTACCTGTGATCGTTTCTAGAACCGTTGGAGGAAGATTGCCAGCTTCGGCTGATGTGAAAAACTGGCTCATCTAAAGCCCCCTATAGTGATCCATGTAGGATGAACGGAAGTTCTTACCCATACATTTTGACCAGCGCGGCCATTTAACGTGCCCGATCCGTATGGGGGATTCCCACTATGGTTTGTTTGCAGATCCACAATAAGAGTTGCCCCAGCAGGCCAAACGGAGTTCAAATTTACTCCGTCATAGCTTACGTCCACTGCAACAGATCCCCCATTATAGATTTCCATGATTTTGATATTATCCGGAAATCCATTCGGAAAAATAGGCTGAAAAGTACCTGACAATCCTCCTGGATCAAATTGCGAAGCCGTGATAGCTTGAAACCAATCGTATTGTGGATCTGACATACTTACTCCGCTGGAGTTGGGGTTTTTCCTACTGCATGATCTTCTTCTGCGAGCGTCGAGGGTTCTATTTGGGGGCGCTCTTGCTGTGCTTTTCTTGCTTCAGATTCATTGATTTTTTGAACCGTAAAAGCCTGCACAGCACATGCAAAGTCAAATAGCTGTCCCAGAGGGCAATCAGCATCGAGCAATAGAGAGCACTTGTCGCACTTTTCGAGTGTTACACTAATTTTATTTGAAAGATTCATTTTTCCTCTTTGTTGTTTATGTAACTTTCTGGCCATTCCAGATCGTCCCATTAAAATAAAGTGTCATTGATGCATAAGCCGTTGTAAGAGTTTTTGACGCTGCACTTGTTCCGGCGGAAGAAATATTATTGCCGTTACCGTCTATGGTAATTGTGTTTGCAGCTGATTGTCCAGTGGCATCATAAATCACATATGTTTGCCCTGTGGTTGGCGCTGCTGGCAATGTTATGGTCACGACTCCAGCTGTGGGGTCAACGGCTAAAAAGTAATCGCTTCCCAGTGCTGCATATGCTGAGGCTGCATGATTCACAGTAGTGATTTTAGTGATCTGACCACTATTAAGCTTGATGGAGCCCGTTCCAGCCGCGATTACAGTTATTGCTGCTGAGTTGGTTGTTCCTAGAGTCAATGTATGCGCTGCTGCCCCTGTAGCTATATTTACAACTCCAGCCCTAGTAGCTCCAGATGCCAATATATTAACCGTTTGAGTTCCCGCAGAGGCCGCGCCATTCATGATAGATAGGGTGGTGTTAGCCCCGGGAGTCGTTCCGTTTAAAATATTAACGGTTTGAGCAGCTGTAGATGAAGTCCCAGAGGCTATATTTAAAGTCTGAGCAGTTCCAGCAACACCATTCATAAGGTCAACAGCCGCTAAACCACCAGTAGAGTTAGCAATGCTAATTTTTGCGGTTTGAGTAGCTGCTCCGATAGTTATTGTTGCTCCTGCCGCTCCTTGGATGTTCATCGCTGACCCAGAGGCGACCGTGACGATCCCTGCCGCGGTGTTACCGATGGATACTACGTGAGCGGCTGCTCCGGTACCTATATTTACAGTCCCTGCGGTGGTTGCCGCTGTGGCGCCGAAAATATTCACAGCTAAAGTACCGCCAGAAGCGTTTCCATTGAATAAATTGTATGTGCATGTACCGGAGGCTATGACCCCACTGAACATGCTAATCGTATCTGTCGCACCAGCGATTGCACCGTTAAAGAGCTGAAAGTTTTGGCTGCCTGTAGTGTTAGCCCCACCGAGGATTTGAACGGATTGAGTACCAGCGGAGGCAATGCCAGCCATTATAGCAAGAGTTTGATTGCCCCCAGGAGTTGCACCGTCTAATATATTTACAGCACTTGCTTGCGTAGCCGATGCACCAGAAGCAATAGAAATGGTTTGCGATGTGGTATTAGTTCCATTTCCAATTGTTATTTGGTTACCTGATACACCATCACCGATCGAAATAGTCTTTGCTCCTGCCCCAGTACCGCCAAGATTGATGGCAATAGGCTGAGAACCCGTCCCCAAATTGAAGACGGATGTTCCCGTGGCAGCAGCTCCAGTCATGATATTGACGGTCTGAGCTACCGCTGCACTTGTAACGCCTGTCATCACGTTGATTGTTTGAGCAGACCCAGGAGTAGCTCCAGCAAGTAAGTTAAATGTACAGGCGGCGGTAGACGATGAAGCATTAAGCACACTAACAGTATCTGTGTGCCCTGGTGAGTTAGTTTGACAAGCGCCAATATAAATATTTCTATTAGCAGATGGATTAGCATTTCCTAAATCAATTTCTGTGATTCTAGGGCTATCTCCTAAGAGTAAAGTGCTTGTTCCTGCCGTTTCAGCGCCTGAGAGTATATTTACAGTACTTCCTCCACTTCCTGTGCCGTTAGCAATGTTTACGGTCTGTAGAGATGTATTGATACCACTAGCGATCGTGACAGTATCTCCACCCGTCCCATTAGACAAGTTAAGCGTATTAGCTGTCGTACCACCTAAGATAGCGACTGTATTTCCGCCATTGCCCGTTGCTATATTGACAGCGTTAGCGGTTCCACTACCTGTAGCAATGTTTGTCGTGTTGACTCCATTGCCAATCCCGATATCAACAATATTTGTGGTACTAGAATTACCCAGCTGTATGTGTCCAGTTGATTGTGCTGTACCGCCAATCCTTAGAGTTCCTGTGGTTAGTCCAGCACCGATATTTATGTTTGTTGCTGTTGTACCATTTATTGTCAGGGTTGTGTGGGCTAGTAACTCTGTATTTGTAGCCGATCCTGTACTTCCGATTATAATCGTCCTGGATCCTGCCGTGCCGATGTTAATACCATCTGATGCGGCATCCGAACCGATATTAATTGTGGTACCATTTGAGTTCCACGTTCCGCCAGCGCTACCCGCTAAAGTCGCAAAATTAAGCGTTGTAAATGTGGCTATACCTGCGGCCGTGCCTCCAATAGTAGGAGGGGAGGCAAACATAGTCGTAATTTGGTTGACAGGGATAACAGTATTAGGCCCGTGAAGAGGTGTGTATGGGGTTACAACAGCTGTTGCGTCTGCAAGATATACATAGCCCTGAAGAGCTGTAGTAGCTGGATTTCCAGCTCCTACAACGATGGCCGCTAGAGCAGTCGCAACGTCATTAGCTGATGATACATAGGCCGAACTGGGTGCACCTCCCGACTCTGTTTGTGCTAAGGTGGCTAAGAAAACGATCCCTGGGGTCGTTGTAGTTGCAAGGGCTCCTCCAGCCTGATTCCAAACTCCTGCACCTGTGGTTTCATAGATCATAGCGGGATTAACGGAATTGTCTTGCCATCGTGTTCCCGGATTATAAATATCGTGTGTAGTCGGTGCGCGCTGAGCGTAGCCAAGAAATTGCGGATACACAAACGCATCCACACCCGTAGCAAAAGGAGTTCCGCCTGCATTGTTATTTAGAGCAGCTGTCATGACAAACCTATAGTTTTATTTTAATAAGACTACGGAGGCGAGTCGTAAATACAGCCTATAACGTGGGTGCGATGCCACAAGCGCTGTTGTTAGCTTATCAATTAAAATATTTTTTCTCTACCCAAATAAAAGAAATGTCTTGCGTTGAAGACGAAAAAAAGATGTGCTAAAATAGCGGAAAAGGAGGTGCACAATGGATTGGGCACAATTCGCAACATTTTTAGTAGTAAATACAATGTTTACACTAACGCTTTGGCTGTGGAGTAGGGCTGAATCCCGAAGTGATAACAGAGCTATTGTTGATTTAATTTTTCAAGTTCAAAATGAAATGAAAGATTTCCATGGCAGACTTTGCGCAATTGAAGAAAGAAACAAAAAATAAGGGGGAAGTATGTACAAAGGTTTATTCATTGTATATCTATCAACGTTCGTCGCATGTATCATGATGCTTTTTGCCTGCGCTCATGCATGTGAATCGGATTACGAAAATACCGCATCTGTCTATTCTATAAATGGCCCTGCAAAATATTTTAACGAGGAAACATGGGCCAATCGCTGGACTTGTCCCTATTGTAAAATGGAATGGCCGGAAGGCTATATGTGCCATAATCCCCGCTGTCCTTCTAAATATGGTCACAGGCTAACACCTTCAGAGCTATCACAGGCTAAAAGTTTACAGGTTTGGCAAGATTAATGAAAAAGATCCCCCTGTCTAAAGAACAGCACATCGCATTATCGGATGATTTAGATAAAGCACAAGAAATATTAGAACCATGGATGGATGTTTTTTGTGCGGCATACGCTTTTAAGTCAAGAGAATGCAAGACTCTTCTTAGGATTCTTAAATTAATTACTTCTGATATGCGCATACAGCAATTTAATCATTGGCATGAAATTGATGAAAATAATGGAAAGTCTCCATATTGTGGCGATGGAAAAAGTTTTTGGTAGGTTAAAGAGAGGATTAAGTGATGGATAGAGAAGAAGAAATCTCAAATATGAAGATGGCCCTTGAGCGATATATATCAGAAAATATCCCTGGTTACGAGGTGCATCTTTTTGAAAGCGACAAGCAAGAAAAAAGAAAGAAAGCTTTAGAAATAAGACTTCCTCCGACCGACCCTTCATCTCGTATAAAAAAGTCTAACGCTTGGATAGTTTGGATTTGTGATGAGAATTCATATATAATTGATCTGCAAGTATATGATTTAAGACTAGATGTATGCCCATACAAAAGAGAACAGATTGTTAACTTTATAGAGGCATGGTCAAAAAATCAAAAACCAATAATTTCATATAGTGACTGTGGTTGTTTAACTAAAGGCTGGGATGAATGGAAGTTACAGGATATTTATTTCAAATTTGGAATTCAATATGGATTTATAAACAGAAATATAATGATTCAATCTCTCAAAAGATTTTCGTGTATTGAGGAATTTGGAGAAAATATCAAGCAACACTTAGACTTTTTAGAGTGATTAAGACAAACGCTGGTAAGGATATCCACCATTACGAATCAAGGCGTACAGAGACGCTCCAAGACTAGGCGTAACGCCTCTAATCCATCTATGATATTGATTTTGTCCAGACGTTTTGGGGGCTACCCTACCGCGACTAAATACATCATATATATTGCGAGGAACACCTTGATAACTATATACAGGGCCGGTATCAGCGGAATCTTTTCCATGGAATTTAACAAATAGCTCGCCTGTGTCGGGGTTGTATTTAAAGGAATTTACATTACTCGAAGGGAAAGGCCCTTGATCGAGTTGCGGAACATTTGGAGGTGGTGGAGCATTCTGTAAGTTCTCTACTGGATTTTGTGAGCGCAGTTCATCAAGTCGCGAAGTAACAGATTCTAGCTCGCGTGCAAGTAGTCCCTGGAACTCATCTGTTAAGATTTCCCCCGACTGCAAGACTTCTTGTATCCCCGATAAGAGCTCCTGTAAAAGTTGTTCTAACAGAGCTATTTCTTGCTGTGGGTTCACTGTCCGCCTCTAGTCTGTTGTATCTTTTGCAAGATAGCCATGAGTGCAGCTTGTCCCTGTCCGCCCTGTTGTGGCTGTCCTTGCTGTTGTTGCTGTATGCCTTCTTGAGGTTGTTGTGAGGCTGCTTCTTGTCCTCCATAAACGCTTTGTAGGATCGCCGAAAATGGCGATTTATGGTCTTGCTCAAGCTTTTTAATCACAGATTTAAAGCTTTTCCCTCCTTTCCGATCTAAAGAGGCTAGGGCTCCAGCTTCTAAGGGTGAGCGTCCGCTTTGAATCTGTTCATTGATAAAAGCGTGTAGCTCGGGGGAATACTGCTCTATAACGTTTCTATTTTCTTGAGCCTTAGCTTTGGGTTGTCCTTCTTCAGCCTTTTCACCAATAAAATCTTTTATCTCATCAAATTCCATTCCCTCTTCTAGAGCCGATTCTATGAATTTGCCAAATCTAGGATCAATTTTAGAAAGACCTTTAATCGCCAAATCTTTTGGAATGTATTTACTCAAAAATGGAGCTACTTTCCCTAAAGCTATTCCTCCAAGCCGCGCGCCTGCGCTTGCTAATCCAC